AGGTAGAATTAAACGGCGCTAAGGATACTACACTAGGAGCTTACTACGACGGCAAGAGTTATCTCTTTGGGCACAACCTAGAGAGTAATGCAGAAGCGACTAGTACCCTATTCCACGAAGCTCTGGGCCATGCCGGTTTGTCTCAAGCATTCCACGATGACCTAGATACGGTCCTACTCAGGGCGTATGACAATAACCCACAATTGAAGAGTGATGTCGACGACTACATTCAACGACGCCCCGACGCCTTCAAAGACGATCCAAACGCCTTGGCCCGTTCTACAGAGGAAGTCCTTGCCCAGAGATCAGAAGAAGGTCCAGTCCAGTACGGACTATCCGACAGACTGAAGTCTCTTGTACAGAAGACAGCCCGTGCTGCCGGCTTCTCAGATCGTATCTCAGATAGTGAAGTCAAGCTATTCTGTCTCAGGCCCACGACAATATCATCAATGGAAGTAAAGATACTTTTCAACCAAGCGTAGGTGCTCGTTTCCAACAGAGGATTCCTGTATTCGCTGATCGTCGTGATCAAGAAGCAAAGATGCTAGGTAATACGAATAGCAATCGCTTTCACATGACCGATGACATGAAGGCTATTGTACAAAAGGGAGTCGACACTGGTCGCCTCGACCCTAGTACTACTCTAGAAGAGATTGAGAAGAAGGCTGATGATCTAATCAGTAGCGGCTTCACTCTTGGCAATGCCCGTAAGATGGGGGGTAATCCTGTCGAGAGGTACATAGCCTTTAAGAAGCTCCTCAATCAGAGATTGTACGACAGCACCCAAGCTACTCGTGCCTTCCTTGCTGAAGAGAATCCTACTGATGACATGATCAAGGCACAGACAATCCGAGAGAAGAAGGATGCCTCTGCTGTAGCTCGACTACAGAATCTAACTAGAGACGCCGCTCAGACTGTCTCTGCTGGTCGTATCGAAGTATCGCCTACGCTTGCCGCCTCAGACAACGCCGCACAGTTCGCTGTTAAACATCTAGGAGTCAACGAAGCCAATCTCGATAAACTATTTGATGATCCGAAGTTTGTCCGAGACTTCATGAAACTCAAGATGAAGTATGCAGATAATCCTGCTGCTCTAGAACAGATCATGAATGACTCGACTAAGAAGGGTGCTGCGGACTTCATGCGTACTTACTGGTACAACATGATTCTGAGTAATCCCTTGACTCACGTCCGTTACTGGCTAGGTAATACGGCTAACGTAGCTGCCGATCTAGTGAGTCATGCAG